GCCTAGCATTTTCAGCTTCTATCAATGGAGTAAATATTCTACTTTCAGGATCATCTACTTTAGATGTATTTAGTAATGCTACATCTTCAATAAATAGTAATTCTACAATAAATTCAACATCATCATATTCTGCTCCTAATTTAATATTAACTGCTCAAAACCCAAATGGAATAGCAGGCAATTCATATTATATAACTTCAGGAAGTACTACAACATATTTTACTGGAGGTACAAATACTGAAGCGTTTATTTTAGAAACAATTTCCGAAGGGGAAATTATGAATAGTGAAGGTACTTTATATGCTAACGGAACTTTAGAAAATGGTACTGCAAATAATGTTAGATGGCAAATAGTTTCACCTAACATTAATAATGGTACATTCTCATTAGTTATTCGTCAAGGTAATGATTCAACACTTAGTCCTTCTATTTTAGAGACATTTTCAAATTTATCATTAGATCCACTATCTAGTAATTATGTTGAAAAAATAATAGGTAACCAATATGAAACTATAGGAATAGATAATGGTGAATATTATGTTCAATTAAATGGTAATTACTCAAATAAATCCCGTTACGTACGAGTAAAACAAGTAAACACCCCAACACCAGGATATTTAGATAATACTGGAGATCCAAAACCACAATACACTAGCTCAATTCCAATAGCTTATAGTGGTGTGTTTGGAGGAGCTTTAGGAGACAATTTACCTTCATTTGCACCTGGTGCATATTACGAAAATATTTCAAATACTAATATCCAAGGACTTATCCCATCAGACTATACTTCATCTATAGCATTACTATCTAATCAAGATGCATTTAATTATAATCTTTTAACTGCTCCTGGTTTAATAGCTGATGAAGGTTTATTTCCTGATCACTTCCCAGTTGTATCACAAATGATAAATGTTGTACAATCTAGAGGAGATGCTATGACTATTTTAGATTTAGTAGGATATGGTTCTTCTATTATACCTGTTACAGCTAATGCTTTATCTTTTGATACTTCATATGCTGCAGCTTACTGGCCTTGGACTCAAACAATTGATTCCGATTCAGGAAGACAAGTATGGACTCCTGCATCAACATTAATTCCTGGAGTATATGCTTTAAATGATAATATAGCTGAACCTTGGTCTGCACCTGCAGGTACAAGTAGAGGAGTTTTAACTAATGTTATACGAGCTGAAAGATATTTAACTCAAGGTAATAGAGATACATTGTATCAAAATAACGTAAATTCAATAGCAACATTCCCTAATACTGGGGTTGTAGTATTTGGACAAAAAACATTACAGAAAAAACAAAGTGCATTAGATCGTGTAAATGTAAGACGTTTATTGATTGAATTGAAAAATTACATTTCTCAAATAGCTGATACTTTAGTATTTGAACCAAATAATGTTATTACAAGAAATAATTTTTTATCTCAAGTAAATCCATATTTAGCATCTGTTCAACAAAGAAACGGTTTAACAGCGTATAAAGTTATAATGGATGAATCAAATAACACAAGTACGGTAATTGATAACAATCAATTAGTAGGTCAAATATATTTACAACCTACAAGAACCGCAGAATTTATTATCCTAGACTTTAATGTTTTACCTACAGGTGCAACATTTCCTAGCTAGTAATATATTTTAGAAAAAAAATTAATATTTATAATAAAAAAATAAAATGGCAAATTTTTCAATTTCTCCTGGAGTAACAATAAGTGAAGTAGATAACACGTTTTTAACTAATACGGTTGTAGGAGCTAGTACAGCTATTGTAGGACCAACAGTAAAAGGACCGGTTAACATCCCAACTTTAGTTACTTCTTATACAGATTATCAATCTTTATTTGGAGATTCTTTAATAAGTGGAAGTGATACTTATTCATACTTTACCTCAATTTCAGCTTATAACTTCTTTAATTATGGAGGTAATTCATTACTAGTAACTAGAGTAGCCTCAGGTTCATACACATCTGCAACCTCATCATTTATCGCTAATGAAATAAATGTAGCGTATGTTGTAGGTGGATATGTAGATCCAAGTTATGTTACTATCCCACCAGATGTATCACCATTTATATTAGAAACTCTATCTGAAGGAGAAATCATGAATAATGGAATTGTAGGTACAAGTGGTTCCCTATCCTCAGGTTCAAAAGATAATGTTAGATGGGAAATTACAACACCAAATACAGGATCAGGAACATTTAACTTATTAGTTAGACAAGGAAATGATACTGATAATAGTAAAATAATTCTTGAAAGTTGGAATGGATTAAGTTTAGATCCAAACTCACCAAAATATATTTCAAAAGTAATAGGAAATACTAAATTAGTTTACAACCCAACAAGTGGACAAATAGATGTTGAAGGTGATTATACTAATAAGTCTCGTTATGTACGAGTAAAACAAGTAAACTCTAATACACCAAATTATTTAGATCCTAATGGTCAACCAAAACCACAATATGTAGATTTAATCCCAGCTGCCCAAAAAGGAATATTTAATGGAGCTACAGGTATAGTTGCTGGTGGAGCTAATTTCTATGAAACTATAGATAGTTCTGATACTCAAGGAGTTTCAGCTGGAGATTATGATATAGCTATTAATGTATTATCTAATAAGGAAGCTTATTTGTATAATGTAATATTTGCACCTGGTTTAACAAGTGATGCTCATTCAACTCAAATATCTAATTTAATTAATAATAGCCAAAATAGAGGAGATTGTTTATTTGTAGCCGATTTAACAACATTTAATGTTAATAATATTCAAGACGCTATTACACAAGCTACTAACAGAGATTCCTCATATGCTGCTTCTTATTTCCCATGGGTACGTGTAGTTGACCCAGCAACCGGAAAAAATGTATGGTGTCCTGCTTCAACAGTAATCCCTGGAGTTTATGCTAATAGTGATAAAAAATCCGCACCTTGGTTTGCACCAGCAGGTATTAATCGTGGTGGTTTATCAACAGTATTACGTACTCAATTTAAATTGACACAAGCTGATAAAGATGAACTTTATGAAAATAATATCAATCCATTAGCAACACTACCAAGACAAGGAGTTGTAGTATTTGGACAAAAAACACTTCAAAAACAACAAAGTGCATTAGATAGAATTAATGTGAGACGTTTAGTAATTGAATTAAAAGGATATTTAAGACAAATTTCTGAACAAATCGTATTTGAACAAAACACTACTTCAACTAGAACTTCATTTATAGGAAAAGTAACTCCATATTTAGAAACTATTCAACAAAAACAAGGTTTATATGCCTTTAAAGTAGTAATGGATGATGCCAATAATGGGCCGGATGTAATAGATAGAAACCAATTAATAGGTCAAATTTACATTCAACCAACCAAAACAGCAGAATTTATTTCCCTAGACTTTATTCTATTACCAACAGGAGCTCAATTTCCTTAATTAAAGAATAAAAAATTAAATATTTATAATAAAACGAAATAAAAATAAAAACAAATGGCAATTTTAAATCCAAACGAAATCTTTTATACAGCATTTGAGCCTAGAATGACTAACCGTTTCATCCTTTATATGGATGGAGTTCCATCATATTTAGTAAAAGGGATGAGTGCTATCTCATTAACTCAAACAGCAGTTGCCCTTAACCACATTAACGTTCAACGTTATGTAAAAGGAAAAACTATTTGGAATACTATTACTTTTACAATGTATGAGGCAATTACCCCATCGGGTGCCCAGACAGTAATGGAATGGGTTCGTCTAGGTCACGAATCAGTAACAGGTAGAGATGGTTATTCTGATTTTTATAAAAAAGATATTACATTCCACGCTTTAGGACCTGTTGGTGATGTAGTTTCTGAATGGATCGTTAAAGGAGCTATGATTACAAGTGCTAACTTTGGTGATTATAACTGGGATGATGATGGTACTGCAGTAAACATGACTGTTGAAGTACAACCAGATTATTGTATCTTGAATTACTAAAACATATTCGCGTAATAGTAAAGCTCCTCACGTAAGTGGTGGAGCTTTCATTTTCCTTTGGAATATTAAAAATTTGTTATTATATTTATAAACATGAAATTATTTGTTGTTATATTATTTGTTTTTATTACTTATTTTAGTTATAGTCAATGTAATGGAACACAATCATTTACTTTATCCCCACCACCCGTAGGAGGAACTTATTTACCTGGCCAAACAGTAACAATGTGTTATACAATGAATGGATATACTCAAGCAGGTACTAATTGGGTTGAGGGTTTTGACTTGACATTAGGTGCTGGTTGGGCTTCTGTTACACCTCAAACAGCTCCTGCTAATTGTGGAGGTGCAGCAACAGGAGGACAATGGGTATGGAAAACCTCAGTAACATCTACTACAACACCTATAGTAACAGTAGGACCAGGATACTTTTTTGATTTAACCGTAGATGGTAATCCGGGAAATGATTTTGGAGATTCAGGTTCATGTACCTGGACTTTTTGTGTTACTTTAGTAGTAGCAAATTCATGTACTCCTCAAAATTTATTAATTCAAGTTACCGCAGGTTCTGATGGACTTTGGGGTAGTTACACGAGTAATAGCTGTGATGCAGTAACGCCGTTTAACATATTTAATGGAACAATTAACACAACCCCCCCTACATTAGGGAATATTATTCACAACTAAAAAACAAAAACCATGAAAAAATTAATTTTACTTTTATTCCTAACCTTTACAGGAATCTCTTTTACCCAATTAACAACAACTAATCCGGATACAGTTTGTTACCAAACTACAGCATTATCAACTTATACAGTACCTTCTGTAGGTACAGGAACGTATACTTGGACGATACCTGCTTGTGCTACACTAATATCAGGTCAAGGAACAAATTCAATTCAAGTAAATTGGTCAGCTTGCCCTCCAGGATTAATTAATAATGCAATCACAGTAGTATATTCAAGCGCTGCAGGATGTCCTGCCCCACCAGTAACACTTAATGTGTTAATATATCAAGTACTCCCAGTAATAACACCTGTAGGTCCTTTTTGTGCTAATGATCCATGTGTAACATTAGTAGCAACCCCAATAGGAGGAATATGGAGTGGTACAGGCGTAGCAGGAAATCAATTTTGTCCTGGAGCTACTAATTCTTTAATTACTTATACTTATACTCAAAGTGGATGTGTATTTAGTGCTAACACAGGAGCAGTTATTAACCCAGTACCAGTATTATCTCCAATACAACATAATTAATGAAATTAATTTTTTCCATATTATTTTTAATACATTTAACAGTATTTTCTCAACAAACCATAGAGATATGTGATGATGTTAAATACTTTAGTTACTCAACTCAATCAGATATTGCTAGTAACATTGAATGGTATT